TTCTGCTTATCTTGGTAGAAGTTCTTGGAACGCTGCCTTTACCGCCATTATATTCTGGAAAATACCTATCACGTGTCTCCTTATCTAAAGAATGCACATGATTAGGCCCCTTTTTACCACGACTGCTCATTGATGTCATATTAAGTCCAATTTTTTTTTGTGGGGGATATATATATGTCTGTATGTTGCGACTCCGAAAGGGGGGGTATTAGTCTGCGTCTGTGCCTGAAAACACTTTGCGCTGTACTGATACAACTAATTCGTTGTCTGCTTTGACTTCTACAGCTTTTAACTTTGGCTCTGTATATTGTGCGATCCTATCCCACGCGTCAACGCTAGCCCGTAAGGCAGTGACATCATTTGACTGTTTGGCTATCTCTTCAAGTCTGACAGCGTTCTCTGCTAGTCTCATTATAGGGTGAAACTGCTTCCCGTAGGCCTTTTCTAACCTAGATATCAGCAGCCGCTTCGGTTTATTAGGACTTCCAGCACGTGATGGCATCTTATAACCTCCATAATCTACACTTTGTAAACAACTAATTGTATTTATTATATTTATTTCACAGAATAAAACCACACTTTTTATGTATATTCCCCTATATATTGACACTTATTTAAATTATTTTATCTTTACTCTTGTACTCTCTGTACAAATAGTATATAGTCACACTTCAATCAACTTTAAAAAGGGATGTAATAATGAGCGAGAAAAAATGTATTGATTTAATTAATAGCGAGTTTGCAGATCGTGAGGCGGATTTTTCAAACGCATATCGTTACTTCATAGAAAGAGAAAACTGCACTGAGGGAGAACTAATCGGCCTTAATTGTTTTTATCGAGACCTTGAACACTACGAGGATTTTTTCCACTACATAAATGAATACGGTTTAAGTTGGGATTATGTAGAAGCAGAAGACGAAACCGAATGCGGATATTATCGTTTCCAACTTTCATGGGGCGGGCCATCTGATGAGTTTAGAATATATATAGACGACAATTACAACATAACAGTATTTTACCATTACGCAGATTGGTTTGATGGTGCAATCATTGAAGTGCCAAGCAATACAAAAAGCTTTGAGGTTTGTCGGCAACTGTTAGAAGTAGAGGAAATAATATGAAACCAATAAAATTAACTGATGATCAACTTTTATTGTTGATTGATATTGTTCACAGATCAAATGATTTTGATATGCATATTGATGGAGAAACTCTTATTGAAGGTTATCCTTCCGTAGTAATGCTGCAAATGTATTACAAATTAAAACGACTTGAAGACATATTGAAATCTACACATGAAAAAAATATTGTCTTTTGTCACATTACACAATCACATGTATTTGAAGAGCATTTGGGATGGGAGGTTAAAAAATGACTGACTACACTTGGGATATACCAACCAGAAACGCCAGAGCACTCAGATACTTGGCAGCTAAGAAAGAACAGGCCGAAAAACGCCATATAAGGCTCATACGCAACCGTAAACGGATTACAGGTGTCATAGTATCCCGTTTAGGTTTAATCGCTCTAATGGCCTTAATTTCAATCGGTTCTTATGTGCTAGTATATTTTTTAACTGTAATTTTTAGGGGGTAAAAATGAGTCAGAATAAAAAACTTTTAAGTTATCTTAAAAAGAACGGGTCTATTGATCCAATGCAAAGTCTAAATGAGTTAGGGATTTATAGATTAGCAGCTAGGATTTACGATCTAAGATCAAAAGGAAATATAATTAAAACAATAAAACAAGAAAACGGCTACACAAAATATATTTATACATCATAAAAATGGGGGCTACATGCCCCCTTTTTTTACCAGGGAACATCATCATCAAAACTATCATCAGCTATCTTTGGTTTAGTGTAGGACTCTTGACCGCCATCTGTATAGAACACGTTGACATTACCCAGTATCGGGGTTTGTAAGTTTTGCTCTCTCTCTTCTTTTGTTGTTGACTGGCTTATAAAGCCGTTGGCATCGTATTGATTTTTTGCCATTGTATCAATGAACGTAGTCAAGTTTAGATAGTTACCTTTGGCCCCTTTATACATCCTAGACTTGTCAATCTTGTTGACGTTGATTTGAATATTTAATCCTAGTTTCATGTTACCCTGCCATAAGTTGTTTAAGTTGATTTGATTGCTGCTTGTCTATGATCGTGTGCAAAAACTTCAAGTCAAACGCACTAAGGTTTTCTACTTCGTTTACCACATCAAAGTATGCGTCTGGGTCAGACAATCCTATTTGCACATCATCTTTCAGCTTCTTCCATTGACCGCTGCCATGACTGCTTAACTGTCTGATCTTATCTTTTTTGGCACTTACCTCGCCACGCCTAAATGAATTAAACAATCCAGTAGCTTGATCCTCTGTGCATTGTGACAACAACGCGTGCATGGTTAGACTGTCATTGCGTTGCAGCGCATCATCAAGCATAGCTTTTTGTTCTAGTGTGTAAGATGGTTTGACCGCGAAATCGTCAGCTTCATCTTCACTGTACACATCACCATGCAATCCGACTAGCTTCAAGATCACGCGATCTTTGGCACGTTTCTCAGCCATCGCAAATACATAATTGTTTTTACAGTTGTAAGGAGCAGCTTCACCTATTGACCACTCCGACTTATCGCCAAGATGACCAGTGACTAAGATAGCTGCTTCTTTGTTTTTGATGCTAACCTCTATAAACTCTGGCTTATCAAACTTTATGCCCTTAAATGCAGCTAGCTTCTCAAGCGTTTTATGTTTGATAACCATAGTTCCATGACAATCCCATAAGTTATCATGGTCTGGTTTGATTCCCATCTCTTGAAATACTTTCTTTACACTATCTGGTATGTTTGTTTTCATCTTATAACCCCAATAATTCTTCGTTAAATTTATTCAATGGTTCTAGTTTTGCATCATCCATCTGTTGTTTTGCGTACCTAGCACCATACGCCCAGTCATATTCTTTTGATTGTCCTGGCATATGTGGCTTACCTAACTGACAGTCAGCGTCACCACGATCAAAATCATTTAACCTTTTAAGTAATTTATACTCATCTTCAGTCAGACAATCGTGGCAAACGTAGGTTGATCCATCGTCAAATCTTGTTTTGTTGCTGCATATGCCATAAACATCAACGGTGATATACAAGTAACTATCCTCGTATTCACCACATCTATCGCAATGACTGATCTCATCATTTGGAAATTGACATCCCATTTTACTACTCCCTTTTATTTATTTATTGAATAAATGTTTTACACATTGTACCATATCACAAATAATTAGTACAACAAGTATAGGAATAATATGAATATTACCAAAGCAATGAATCACTACATGGACGAATTAAAACTCAATCAATCGCAGTTTGCAGCTAAGTGCGGCATGTCAATCTCTATGACTTCAAAAATAGTTAGAGGTGAAAGGATACCGTCAGTAGGAACGTTACAAAAAATATCAGATGCTTGCGAAGTAAAGCTATCTGAATTTATTAGGGCTGCTGAATGAACGCATATAATTTTGTAAAGCCAAACTATTACGCAGTCATACCAGCTAGTGTTAGATATGATAAACGTCTTACAGCTAATGCTAAGTTGTTGTACGGTGAGATAAGCTCATTATGCAACAAAGAAGGCAGATGCTGGGCAACAAATAATTACTTTGCTGAGTTGTACGGCATAGACAAACGATCTATTCAGAGATTAATACAATCATTACATGCACTTGGTTATATAAAAATGACTGTAGAATACAAAGAAGGGACAAAAACAATTAGCAAAAGGTATGTACAAATTTGTCATGAGGGTAGCGACAAAAATGTCACCCCCCCTGATGACAAAAATGTCACCCATAATAATACAAGTATTAATATTAAATTTAATATACCTACTATTGATGAATTAGAAGAATATAAAAATGGAAAAGGTTATCAATGTGATGTACAGCAATTTTATGATTACCATTCATCAAAAGGGTGGGTAGTTGGTAAAGTCAAAATGAAAGACTGGAAACGTGCATTATCTTATTGGGAATCAAACGACAAAAAAAGGAGAAACAACTATGGAACAGCAACAACTAAAACAGCTTATGCAGCAAGCATATACGACTACGAAAAAGCCACAGACTTTTAGCAAAAACCAAAAAGATGTAATCGCTTATTTCTTTTTTAGATTGCAGAACACTTATGGCATATCACGTATGCAAGCACAATGGCCTGATGATAACTCATTGTCCCTGGCAAAGAGAGAGTTTGGCAAGTCAATAGCAAAGATGAGCAGAGAAGAGATCAACGCATTGTTTGATGAACTTCATGCAGAAAGACAAAAGGGTAACGATAAGTTTACGTTCCCAGATATTGATGCAATACTTAGTTTAGAGAAAACAAAGTACAGAATAGCTAGATATCATAAACTTTACATACCTCACCAGTTGCAGCCAGATAGTCAAAAAGAAAGGCGTGAAAAAAATATAATTGCACTTGCTAAACTCAAAGAAGAGTTAGGAATGAATGCATAAAATAATTTACAGAGTATACAAGGGGCGCACTCGTAAACTTACTTACGGTGAAAAGTATTCTGCGTCAGATATTGCAAAAGCATTTGATAGATCACCGACATTTGTTAGAAAAAGATTGAAAGACAAAGATTGGTTTGATGATCAGGATATGGAAAAGCGAAAGTATAAACCGTTTGTTACTAAGAAAGAAAAAAATCAATACAATCAAGCACTCAGTAAAAAATGGTTAAGTAAAAAATTGGTAAAATAATATGGCGCGGCATTGGCATGTAGACAACGATTACAAAAAAGAGTGTTTTAAAAAGTTTGTTGATGAGATATGTAATGAGCATGATTTTGTTACGTTTATTTGTAAGACAAGCAAACCAAGATCACCTAAACAACAAGCAGCACTTGAAGTTTATTTTAGAAATGCCGCTGGAATCTTAAATGATGCTGGTTATTATCATCAACTTAATGCTGAATTTTTAAGGGACGCTATTGAAATACCCTGGACTCAAGAATCATTTAAAGAGTTTTGGCGATCAATACAGAACACAATGTACGGTGTATCTTCAACTAAAGACATTGAATCAGATAAAGTATCTAAGGTTTATGATGCAATTAATTTAGCATTAAGTGAGCGCACAGGCATTCATATACCCTTTCCATCAAAGTCAATGACAGACGAATGAGTCAGAAACTACGCAAAAAGTGTATGACTGCACTACAAAAACTAGCAAGAATATCGGCTGCCGATCAATTTGGTATGGTGCAATGCGTATCATGCGACAAAAAACTGCATTGGAAAGATGCAGACGGTGGGCATTACATAGCTAAAGGAAGCTCATCATACTGGGCTTTGGAAGTAGAGAACGTGCATCCACAATGCAAAGGATGTAATTGTTTTGGTATGAGCAAGGGCAGCGCAGAAGGTCAATACACACTATGGATGATTGACATGTATGGTGAAGACTTTGTTAGACAAATGCATCAAGACAAACGCAAGTTAAAAAAACTGTATAAAAAAGACTATGAAGATATGCTGCAACACTTTAATGAACTAATTAAATACCATGAAGAAAGATTAGCTTGCATTGATTGACACACATGGTATAATTAATTTCCTTTTTTAAGGTTGATACCCCCTTTTTAAGCCCCACACAGGGGCTTTTTTTGTTATACTGAAAAAATGGAAAAGAAAAGTTTACTCAAACGTATCGGTGTATCAGGCTATAACAAGCCAAAACGCACACCAAATCATCCTACAAAATCTCACGTTGTTGTTGCAAAATCTGGCAATAAAGTTAAAACTATACGTTTCGGACAACAAGGAGCTAAGACTGCTGGTAAACCAAAAGCTGGTGAATCAGATAGGATGAAAAAGAAACGTGCTAGTTTCAAAGCAAGACATAGAAAAAATATAGCACGAGGTAATATGTCTGCTGCATACTGGGCCAACAAAGTCAAATGGTAAAAGGAGATTAATCATGCCATATCATTCAGGAAAGAAAAAACCAAAGCCAAAAAAAAGTAAGCCAAGGAAGTAACATGGCAAAAGGTACAAAACATTACTTTGCTGATGGCAGAGAGTACACAGGTGGCACTCACAAAATGCCAAATGGTGAAACGCATAGTGGTTCAATGCATACACGAAACAGCAAAAAGTTGTTTCATTTCAAAGACTTATCAGAGAAAGCTAAGAAAAAAGCTATGGGTAAATAACTATGGATATGAAGAGAAAGAAAAAACTTACTGCACGACAAAGAAAACTTGCAGCTATGTATGGTGATAAAAATAAAATAACTCGCGGTGATGTGATTGCTGCTGCTAGGAAAGGTAAGAAATGAAGCATAAATCACGAGTCAATGAAGCCGGTAACTACACCAAACCTAGAATGAGAAAGAGTTTGTTTGAAGCTATCAAACGTGGTGGTAAAGGTGGTAAACCTGGTCAATGGTCAGCACGTAAAGCACAGATGTTAGCAAAGCAGTATAAAGCTAGGGGTGGTGGATACAGATAATGTCCCTCAGAAAGCCACAGAAATCGCTCTTAGACTGGGGTAAACAAGATTGGGGGACTAAGTCAGGTAAACCATCTACCGTTGGCCCTAAGGCCACAGGAGAGCGTTATTTGCCACGTAGAGCGAGACAGGCACTATCGGCTCAAGAATATGCAGCGACCAGTAGAAAGAAAAGACGAGACACTAAGGCTGGTAAACAGTTTTCTAAACAGCCCAAACGCATATCAAAAAAGACGGCTAGGTATCGTTAGTAAGACCACATAACAGGTGATGATGTTCTGTTGTCAATGTGTATAAATGTTTTGGCTATACCTATACCATTGAATCCCATCTCTACAGCGTTCTTTACAATCAAGTATCTTTCCATACCATTATTTACTTTTATATCAGATGCTATGCCCTGTGCATGAGTGCCAGGCTTTGCTTTCTTTGATTCAATACTATGTGATGGACTTCTATATCCGCTTGTAATGATAAACGGAAAGCCACAGACATCACGTAGATTATCTAACTTACGCAAGAACTCACGACACATTTCGTTCTCACCTGTTTCCTGACAATCAAAGTCTGTTATGTCAAAGTATTTCACTTGGTAGGTTTTTTCTTCTTTGCTACTGCTTTCTTTTTTGGCGGTGCTTTCTTCTTTCGTACCGTTTTGTATGCTTCATTTTTGTTAGGCGTAGACTTGTCATCTGCAACGTACTTACCTTTTTTGTCGCGGTTACGTACTGTTACATCTTCTGTGCCTGTAAAAAAATTAACAACACTTCTAAATAAACCCATAATTAATCTCCATTTTCTGGTATTACTTCTGTAGTTTCTGGCCCGAAAAAAAACATTATAGCCCACAATATACCAAGGAGTACAAATAATCCAACAACGTGGAACCATCTGGTCTCTGCACCATTATAATCTTGCAGCCATCCCATATCATTTTCTCAGACTCATTAACTTGCTAACACCACGTATACCAAAGCTAGAACTAATCGCAATAAACAGCAAGTATTGATACCAATCTGGGAGATTGGATAATGCATCAAAGCCTAGATGCACTCTGTCAATGACAGTAGTATCGCCACTTGCTATCGCA